AACGCTACGTGTGTAGGTGTTAGCGAAAACGTATTTGAAATTTTACCGTTAGACGAATGGTACGCAAAAGGTGCTTTAGTTGACGTAACTGAATACACGAATATAGATAGTATAGACGTAGAACGAATTAAGCTATATAAAAAGATTTCTTTTAAATATCAGGAAAGCGAAAGTTTTGTAAACAAAGACTATTTTAAAACTAATACTCAACACTATGGAAACGTAGAATATCAATACGCGTATGACGGTGACGAATACATAATCGAAAGCCCGTTTGAAAATTTACTATTTACGCCTTCTATTGACAATATGGGGGACTACGCTATACTAGGTTATTTCTTAAACGAAAATTTACAGGCGTATACACCGAAACCGACTTTGCTTTATTTGTATGGCGAAAGTGATGCTTTAGTACACGACATTGAATTTTACAACGGAAGCGGACACGACAATATTTCTAGTTACGCTTTATTCGGTCAAGACTTCAGCTACCAAAACACGAAATATAGTTTAAACTTCGGCGCAGACAATTCTATAATACACGAAGAAACAATACAAAACGGTTTATTTGCTACATATTATTTTCCTTACCTAAGCAACCTATTTAACTTAAAAAATAGATTAATAAGCGTAAAAACAAACCTACCAATAAGTTTACTTACTGGGCTAAGAATAAACGACCGAATAATAATAAGGGACAAAAGGTATATTATAAACGAAATGAAGTCTAACCTTACAACGGGTGACGTAGACTTTACTTTATATTTAGACTTTAGACCTGTTTCGGGTGGTTTACTAAACGCGGGTAGACCTATAGAACTAGACGAAAGCGCACAATGTGTAGACGTAAGAGTAGACTTACCAAACGGTGCTATACAAGCTGACTTAACGTGTGTTACTGCGGGTGTAACAATAACACCTAGTACGTTAACAGCTGACGGTGTAGTAGAAATATGCGTACCTGCAAACCCTAATACTAGAACGCAGTTAATAACCGAAGACAGTTTTGACTTTATTACTGAAGAATTTGAAAACATAATAACCGAAGAAAGCCAAACGCAAGTTATCACGGTAGTAGTTACGTATACTTTTTGGAATGGCACACAAGCCAGTAACCTTATAATTTTACAAATATGATTAAGAACATTATAGCTATGTTACAACTAGACGACTTTTACAATGAGTCCGAAAACATACAAATAGCAAAGGGTTTATATTCTATGCCTACCGACATAAAAGGAATATGGAAAGTTGAAAAAAGACGAAGAAATTTAAAAATACAGCAGCGAGATGGCAGAAACAAGAACGGTTAACTTAGAAATAAAAGACAACGTAAAGTCTTTAAAAACGCAGTATAAAGAAGCAATACAAGAAGTACAAAGGTTAGCTGACACATACGGTGCTACGTCTACGGAAGCAGCAAACGCGGCTAAAAACGCTGCGCAATTAAAAGACCGAATAGAAGAAAGTAAAAGTTTAACTGACGCGTTCAACCCTGACGCTAAGTTTAATGCGTTAAGTGGTTCTATAGGTGGTGTTTTAAACGGATTTCAGGCGTATGAGGGCGCTATGGGTTTAATAGGTGTTGAAAGCGAAGAACTACAAAAAACTTTGTTAAAAGTGCAAAGTGCTATGGCTTTGTCACAAGGTATACAAGGCGCACTTGAAGCAAAAGACGCGTTTGTAAATTTAGGTGCTGTTGTTAAAGATACATTTACCAAAATGACTTTGGCAAGTAAAGCGTTTACTATTACTGGGATAGGTTTGGCTATAACTGGTGTGGCTTACTTAATGGGTGCATTTGACGACGCTACTAAATCGGTTAAAAATTATGCATCTGCACAAAAAACTTCTAATGAAATACAACAACAAGCTATTGAAGATTCTGCTAAAGAATTAAGTGCTTTAAACAAACTACAAACGCAAATTAATGACGAAACATTAACGCGTGAAGAAAAAAATAAAGCGGTTAAAAAATTACAGGATGTTTACCCTGATTTACTTAAAAATGTAAATGCTGAAAAGTTATCAATAAACGAATTAAACAAAGCTGTAGCGTTGAATATTAAACTTGCCGAATCACGAGCAAGGGTGAATGCTGGGGAAGCATTAAGAGCGTCTAAATATCAAGCAATATTAACAGATGAAATTGAAGTACAAAAAACTTTAGTAGAGATAGAAAAAATTAAAAGTTTACAAGCTGGTGACGACTACAAGCAAAGGCAGATAGCGATGGCAACTCGGTTTGATTTAAAACCAGCACAAGATAGAATTGCCCTTGCAAAAGAAGAAATTAAACAAATAGACGGAATAACAAAAGCTGACGAAGCATTAATTGCACAAGTAGAAAAACAAACAAAAGTCTATGAAACAGAAACGCCTAAAGTTATAAAGCAAGTTAAAGAACGCGCTGATTATTCTATTCAAACCGAAAAAGAGCGTATAGACGCGATGGAAGACGGAATGGAAAAACGTCTTGCTTTATTAAATTTTGAAGAAAAAGGAGAACTTGCACAAATAGATAAAAAAGGAAAAAAAGCGGGTGAACTAACAAAGGCTATAGAAACACGATACGAAACAGAACGCGACAAAGTAAAAGAAGAATTTAGAATTAGAAGGGATAGGGACGAAGACGTATCTTTAGAAAAAAGACCTGTAAAAAGATTAGAAATAGGTAAGCAAGAAATAGATGCCGAAGCCTTTGTACAAAATGAAATACTAAGACTTGAACAAGAAGCTGAAGACAAAAGAAAAGCAAATTTAGTTAGCCGTACTGACATAGTTTTAAAATACGCTAAAACTTTTACAGATGTATATTCTTCTTTAAATGGTTTATTAAATGCTTCAGATAACGAAAGATTAAAGAGTGTAGAAAAAGGTAGTAAAGAAGAACAAAAAATAAAAAAACGTATGTTCAATAGGGACAAAGCGTTAAGAATATCACAAACTATAGTAGACACGGCTTCGAACATAGTTACTTCCGTAAGAAATGGTGGGGGTATTCCTGCGGGTATTCCGTTTGGTATTGCTGCGGGTGCTATGGGTGCGTTACAAATTGCTGCTATTACTAAAGCTAAATACGATGGCGGTGAAACACCAAGTTCTAGCGGTGGTGGTGACGTTCCTAGTGGAGGTGCTTCTACTACACCACAATTTAACACGATAGGTTCTAGCGGTGTAAACCAATTAGCACAACTTCAACAGCAGCCAGTACAAGCGTATGTAGTAAGCGGTGATGTAACAAGCGCACAAAGTTTAGACAGAAACCGAATACAAAACGCAACGCTTTAATAATTTTTAAGTTATAAGATTATGAATATTATTGAACTAATAATAGACGAAAAAGACCAAGACAGCGGAATTACTGCGGTGTCGGTTGTAAATTCACCCGCTATAGAAGAAAACTTTGTAGCGTTAAAAAAACACGAACTAGAACTTAAAGAAGTAAGCGCAGAAAAACGTATACTTATGGGTGCTGCTTTAATACCTAACAAACAAATATACCGTCAAAACGGAAAAGACGAATACTACATTTACTTTAGTGAAAAGACGGTACGTCAGGCAAGTGAATTATTCTTAATGCGTGGCAATCAAAACAACGCTACCTACGAACACAAGCAAGAACTAAACGGAATGTCAGTAGTTGAAAGTTGGATTATAGAAGACGAAAAGACGGACAAAAGCAAACTATACGACTTTAACTTACCTAAAGGTACTTGGATGATTTCAATGAAGGTAAACAACGAAGACGTATGGAACGATGTTAAAGCGGGTAAGGTAAAAGGTTTTTCAATAGAAGGCTATTTTGCTGACAAGTACGAAATGAGTTTAGAGAATAAAAACAAAGAAGAAATAATTAATAAACTAAAAGACTTACTACAATGAATACACCTACAAAAAGTAAGTCAAGTCCTTTAGGCGGTAAGCGTGGTTGTTTATGTCCTGACGGTAAGTACAAATCTAAGTGTTGCAACGGTGACTTACAAGCGCAAGGAATAGGTAAAACAGCAAGTGTACCACCGCAACAAGTAACTGCAACCGAAGTAAACGGAGTGCGAACTACGATACGGGTAAGCAGTTAAAAATGGAACAAGTAATAAATAAAAAAGTTATAATGTTATGAATACTAGAAAAACGATTTACGACAAGTTATTTACCGAAAAGGTAGAGTTAGCAAAACACGAAGTAGAATTGTCTATAACTAATGAAATTCTGGATATAATAAAAATTTATGAATCAAAGATTATTCCTGATTATGTAAGAATAGAAAAAGAAAGAGTTAGGTTAGGGGCAGAAGTCAAAAAATTAAAAGAAGATTCAAAAGCGGCATATGATTTATATCTGAAATCTTCTGAAAGGGCTTTTGCTGCAAGAAAACAATATATTGATTTAGCTAAACAACTTGGGATAGATTATAAAACTGAAGTATTTAACAAAATGATGCAAGTAAGTGAAGCAAAAGAAGATATTGGACGAGCTTATAAAACATACGATTTTATTGCAAATCAAGTAAAATTTTCCTTTTAAATAAATAAACAAAAATGAACACAAATCAAATCTTAAACAAAGTTCGAGTGCTTTTAGGAATGGAAGTAAAACTTGAAACAATGAAGTTAGACGACAATGTAACCGTAATAGAAGCGGAAGCATTTGAAGCGGACAACGAAGTAGTAGTCGTAACTGAAGACGAACAGAAAATACCTTTGCCAGTAGGAAACTATAACCTTGAAGACGGTCGTGTTTTGGTAGTAGCTGAAGAAGGTCTTATTGCTGAAGTAAAAGAAAAAGAAGAAGAAGAAGAAGTTGAAGTAGAAGTAGAAGTAGAAAAAGACGAACCAATGGAAGAAGAAATGTCTGATGCTCCTACAAAAGAAGTAAAGAAAACTATTGAAAGCGTAGTTAAAGAAACGTTCTTTTCGGAAATGGAAGCATTGAAAAAAGAAAACGAAGAACTAAAAGCAAAACTTTCAGGTAACCAAGTAGAACTTGCTTCAGAAGAACCAACTGTAGACCCTATTTCATTCAACCCTGAAAACGTACAAAAAATTGAAAACGTTAAGTTAGCTTCTAAAAGGGAGCGTTCTATAATGGATTCTATACTAGAAAAAATAAATAAGTAATAACTAAAAAAATATAAAAAAATGAGTACAACACTAACAACCGTTTCTAACGATGACTTACGACAAGTAGGGCAAGTAGAAACTTTAAGCGCTGCTGCAACCTTAACGGCTGAAGAGAGCGGAAAACTATTAATACTTAGCGCGGCTGCGGGTGCGCAAGTAACTTTACCTGCGGTAGCAACTTCAGCGGGTTTTTCTTACAGGTTTGTTGTAGGTGCAACTTTCGCTACTACTGCGTGGACAATTAAAGCTGCTACAAGTAAAATACAAGGTGGCGTTATTGTTAATTCAGTAAACGTACCGGGAGCTGACGAAAACACAATTACTTTTTCTGCTTCTGCGGAAACTATTGGTGACTTTGTTCAATTAAATTGTGACGGTACTAACTGGTATGTTTTCGGATTGGGAACTTCTGCAGGTGCAATTACATTAACTAATGTTTAATAAATAAAAAAAAACTATATCAAAATGGAAAAAATTAATTTAAGTACTACTACGTCAATCACCACTACATACGCGGGTGAATTTGCGGGTAAGTATATTGCTGCGGCTTTATTAAGCGCACCAACTTTAGAAAAAGGCGGAATAACAATTATGCCTAACGTAAAATTCAAACAAGTAATTAAGAAGGTTGCTACGGATTCAATTATTGCTAACGCAACTTGTGACTTCGACCCAACTTCTACGGTTACTTTGACTGAAAAAATCTTACAACCTGAGTCTTTTCAAGTTAACCTTACTTTGTGTAAGACTGACTTCCGTTCAGATTGGGACGCTATTCAAATGGGTTATTCTGCGTTTGACGTATTGCCGAAGTCATTTGCTGATTTCTTAATCGCACACGCTGCTGAAAAAGTTGCTGCTGCTATGGAAACTTCTATATGGAGAGGCGTTAACGCTACAGCGGGACAATTCGCGGGTATTATGACACAATTAACTACTGACGCTGCTTTACCTGCTGCACAAGAAGTTGCAGGTACTACTGTAGACGCTACTAACGTAATTGCTCAACTAGGTTCTATATTAGATGCTTTGCCTTCACAACTTTACGGAAAAGAAGACCTAAGACTATATGTATCTAACAATATCTATAGAGCGTATGTACGTGCTTTAGGTGGTTTTGCTGCTGCGGGAGTAGGTGCTAACGGTTACGACAACAAAGGAACTAACCAAGTATTGAACGACGTTTATTTTGACGGAGTAAAAGTATTTATGGCTCCGGGTCTTGCTGCTAACACTGCTTTACTTACACAAACTTCTAACTTGTATTTTGCGACTGGTTTAATGAATGATATGAACGAAGTTAAAGTATTGGATATGGGTGACCTTGACGGTTCTCAAAACGTAAGAGTAATTATGCGATTTACTGCAGACGCTAAATACGGCTTTGCTGAAGACTTAGTTACTTACGGAATTGTAAATTCAGCTAACTAATTAACTATAACATTAAACGTAGGGTGGTGAAACAAACGCCACCCTTTTTTTTTAACATTTAAAAACTAAAAATTATGTCTTGTGAAATTGCAAACGGCAGATTAGAGCAATGTAAAGATAGCGTTTCAGGTCTTAAAGCGATTTATTTTATAAATTACGATGACCTAGACACGTCTGACATTACTTACGATGCTACGAATACGGACGCTATTGAAACGTGGGAACCCGCTGCGACTTTAGACCTATTCAAATACGAACTAAAAGGGGCAAACTCTTTTGAAACTACAATCAATTCTAGTAGAGAAAACGGAACTACATTCTTTGAACAAACATTAACGGTACAATTTAAAAAGCAAGATATTGCTACGCACAAAAACATTAAAATGTTAGCGTACGGACGTCCGAGAATCGTTGTTAGAAGTATGACAGACCAATTTTTCTTAATGGGATTAGACCAAGGTGCTGACGTTACTGCGGGTACTATTTCTTCAGGAAGCGCACTAGGTGACTTTAACGGTTATGGCTTGACGTTTACAGCGCAAGAGGTAAGCCCTGCGAACTTCTTAGAATGTACTACGGAAGCGGGACTAGCTGCTTTGTTTGCTACTGCTGTACCAGTAGACGCGAATATCGTAACAAACTAGTATTTCTCCATACACTATGCGAAGCCGTCTTTTTACAAGGGCGGCTTTTCTATTTAGAAACAAATACTAAAATTTAAGTTATATATATATGATAGTCCTACAAGAAACGGCAAACGCACAAACCTTTAGCTTTATACCAAGAAGCCAAAGTTACGACGGCTTGTTTTTAACGGACGACCAAACAAACGTAGAAGTACAAGTAACTATTGATGCAAGTACGCAAGGAGACTATTTAGACACGATTACAGCGACTTTTACTTTAACTGAGGGACATTTCTATAACTTGGTAGTAAAAGACGGTTCTGACGTAATATTCAAGGATAGGGTATTTTGCACTAATCAAGCAGTAGTTTCTTTTAGCGTAAACAACGGGCAGTACACTTCTAATTCTACAACTAACGACTTTATTGTTTATGAATAACATACACGTATTAAAATTAAGCGAATATTCAAGACCTGAAATAACGGAATCTAAGCGCGAAGCGTGGGTAGAATACGGTGCAGACAATAACTATTACCAATACTTAATAGATAGGTATTGTAATTCTACTACCAACAACGCTATTATAAATAATATTACGCGGTTAGTTTACGGAAAAGGTTTAAGTGCTGTAGATGCTTCTAGGAAGCCTAACGAATACGCACAAATGATGACGCTATTTTCTAAAGATTGTGTTCGTCAAATGGTAAGCGACTTAAAAATGTTAGGGCAATGTGCGGTACAAGTAATATATTCTAAAGACAGAAAAAAGATTAGCAAGGTATATCACGTTCCTGTACAACTATTACGTGCGGAAAAGTGCAACGAAAAAGGCGAAATAGAAGCGTATTACTATTGTGACAACTGGCAAGACCTTAGAAACTTTACACCTAAGCGAATAGCTGCATACGGGTATTCTAACGAACCTATAGAAATAATGTTTATAAGACCTTATTCGGTAGGTATGAAATACTATAGCTATGTAGACTATCACGGTGCGTTACCATACGCGGAACTTGAAGAAGACATTTCTACATATTTAATTAACGAAGTAAACAACGGTTTTTCGGGACGCGCTGTAATTAATTTTAACAACGGTGTACCGAGTGAAGAACAACAGCTTTTAATAAAGCAACAAGTTCTAAACCAACTAACGGGAACAAAAGGCGAAAAGGTAATAGTAGCTTTTAACAATAACCAAGACAGCAAGACTACGGTAGATTCTATGCCTGTAAACGATGCACCTGACTTGTACGAAACTTTAAGCAAAGAAGCGTTAAGTAAGATTATGTTAGGACATAACGTTACAAGTCCTTTGTTGTTTGGTATTGCTACTACTACGGGTTTTTCTAGTAACGCAGACGAACTACAAAATTCTTATATATTGTTCGACAATATGGTTATTAGACCTATGCAAGAACTTTTATTAGACGCTATAGACACTATTCTAGGTTTTAACGGTGTAGCCTTAAAGACATATTTTAGAACTTTAAAGCCGTTAGAATTTACTGACTTAGAAAACGCGATGACTGAAGAACAAGCGGTAGAAGAAACGGGTGTAGAATTAAGTTCACAAGACGACAAAATAGCACAAGCGTTAATAGACTTAGGCGAAGACGCTAAAGAAAATTGGCTACTAATAGACGAAGCACCTGTAGACTACGACACGGACGAAGAAGAAAACGAACTACTAGCTAAAGAACCTAAACAAAGTTTGTTAAGTAAAATATACAACTTTGTAAGCACGGGTGACGCACGACCTAATATAAGAAGTAAGCAAGACGATGTTATAGACGGAATAAAGTTTGTTACACGTTATGTTTACGCGGGTACGGTACATTCAAATACTAGACCATTTTGCGTACAAATGATTAACGCAAATAAAATATACCGAAAAGAAGACATAGTAGGTATGAGTACTAAAGTAGTAAACGAAGGTTGGGGACCAAACGGAATAGACACTTACGACATATTTAAATACAAGGGTGGCGGTAATTGTCACCACCGATGGAATAAGCAAGTATACGCAACTTTTGAAGGTACGGCTTTAGACATACCAAACGCTAAACAAATAGCACAAGCGAAAGCTGCTAAGTTTGGTTACGTAGTTAAAAACGACAAGTTAGTAAGTACGCGTCCTGTAGATATGCCGAATTATGGTTTTTTACC